TGTCGATCCTGTCGCTCCTGCCGCTCCTTCTACCCCTTGCTCACCTTGCTGCCCTGGAACAGTCACAACGTCTTCCGGCTCTTCCGGTATGATCGTGATGCCATCCTTGCCGGTTGCGCCTGTTGTTCCTGCTACCCCTTGCTCACCTTGCTGCCCTGGAACAGTCACAACGTCTTCCGGCTCTTCCGGTATGATCGTGATGCCTGGGATGCCTTGGATGCCTGGGATGCCTTGCTCCCCTCGTGGTCCTACTGCACCCGGCCCGACTCCCATCTTCCAAATTTGGACCTGCGTGTAGACTTCCGTCACTTGACCGAGTGCTGCGCCGAACCCAAACGTCGTTTTCGTTACCGTGCAGTAGTGCTGAATCTCGAATGTCGTAGATACCGTCAGCACCACGCGCTCTTCTAGGAACGACCGACTTGACGTGTTCCCGTCTGCAACGGATTCTTCCGACGTGCCTACTTTTGTCGTAGCACTAGTGGTGATGTTACGCAACCGAGTTTGGTGAAAGTTCACGTTGTAGGCAGGAGCGCTCGCCCGGATAACGTATGTTCCGGCAAGCAAGGTGAACTGGTTCGACGCCAGCGTGCAGTTGTTGCCGATGTCTCTGACTTCGGTATTGAGCACGCGCGTCTGCCACGCATCTTGCGTGAACGTGCCGCCGTCCGTGCCGGCCGTTTTCTGATCCTCAAGCAAGATGTAGCCGAGTATCACTTCGCCGACCGATCCTACTACGCTCAGGTCCGTCATGCCAGGCGACGGATTGGTGACGGCGACTGACCCATCAGCGGATGCGAGGATTTGTGCGGGTGTTGTGTCGCCGTTGATCGAGATGATGCCAGCGCCCTTCATAACCTCGTATACTGGTAAACCAGTCCATGATCCAGACAAGCGCCCAAGGTAGAACCCAGGTAACAAACCTAACCCATTAATATCCGCAGCTAAACACGGCTCTCGGTCACGTGGAAGTAGTGCATCGGTTCTAAGTTGCTCAGTGAATGCAACATATAGCATTGGCGCAAGTACAGACGATCCAGCTGGTTGCGATACGCCTGCTGGTCCTGGCACTGTCGCCGCTGTTACACGAATAAGTTGTAGAAGCGGAGGATAGTTCATACTAGGTCCTCCCAGATACAAGCAAAAGGCGGACTACTACCACGCACGAGGGTTGTTTTCCAACCTTGTCGCTTCTGGTTACTAAAATCTTGCGACCATAGTATACCATCTACTAGAGAACCTGTCACAAATGGCAACGCTCCGGCATAGACTTGCGTCATAGCTCCAGTAATCCTACCGAAGTATTGAATGATTCGTTCTTTAGCTATTGCATCTGCAGTAATAGTGTCATTAGTATCTGGAATATTATCCATATCATAGCGAACCGTGAAGTCGTCCCAAATAAAATGTTTGCCGACAGCATTAACGAATTCTACTGGTGCGTCTCCAGTATACGAGTAGTACGGCGTAGTAGCCCATTGCAATGCGTCTCTACGAACGGTCTCTTCAGTACCATATATATCATTTCTACGCTTAAAGAATACGGTTACCGTTTTTGGTACGCGAGCTGCACCAACATCTAACCACTCTAAATCATCCTCTAAGTTTGGTATGTATATAGTCTGCAATGCTGAGAATAAGCTATCAGCTGCTCCAGCAGTAACTATAGCGTATCCTGCTATATGGTCGGCAGTGATTACCAAGCCAAGTTTTGCGAGGGTATTACATAAGAGTGGCCACGCTGCTACGCCTGAGCACCATAGGTCCTCAGGTGCGCCTAATGGTACAGATGGAAGGCCAGTATATGTACCAAGTGTACTAAGTTGCGCCCACAAATCGCTCACCATGCTATCCCACGTCCATGGTGTTCCAGAATTAAGCGTATTAACATAATACGCTTGTGGATAAGCTGGTGATCTACAATTATAGCCGATAGTCTCAATATCTGTCGGCGCAGAAAACCATTTGTTCCACAATATACCTCGTGCATCAGTTACCTCTATTAGGTAAAGAGCATTAGCATCAGATGCTAACCCACGTGTTACGCAATGTGCGCCCACTATTGCTAGACCAGTAAGTGGTGCTAACTTATCGATGTATAGACGCAGATTCGTTGAGTACTTATCTAACCGATTGTACTCAGCCCTTGGCAACAGTATGTACCCTCGTGATGGCCAACGTCCTACTGGGCAGTAGAAACTATTAACTCGCTCTAATAGAGGTAGTGCATCACGCCGAAACCGATGCCGATTCTCTCTCACTGCGCGTGGATCGCACAGAGGGAATTGTAATACATCCGAGCCAAATGTATTCACGCTACACCCAGTCTCTGTTTCAATACGTTAATTTCTACGCTAAGCTTACTTACTTCAGCAAAGAATAGTTTTTCGCGCTCTAGTGCATCGCGCTCGCATTTAAGGTGCGCCACGTGCATCTCGTCCATTCGCTTTAACATTAACTCAGATCGTTTGTCTTGCGCCTCGTTCTTTTTCTGGAAGTCCTCAGTTTTATAATTCAATAATTCGCGCCAACTTGCAACTGTATCACTATCCTCTTTGCGCTGAGCCACATAAGAGTCTTGCTTAGCTTCTGAGCTGATCTGGTTCCTCGTCTTCCATACAAAAAAGATAGCCCCACTAAGGGTAGCAATTGCGCCAGCTATTGCTGTGACTGTATGCGTAAACCAAGATTCCATAAGTACCTCTCAAGGTAGTAGACTGATCGTGCCATAGCCAAGCATTTTATTGCTATTAATATCCGTACGGCGAATACTAAATGTATAAGTTTTCGGTGATAGTTTGATTGTGTCTGCTCTTAGTATAGTTAATATTCCGACACCTGTCAAAAGATTACTGAAAGTAATAGCGCCTGCAGTTAGTGTCTTCTCAAATACTAATATACCTTGGGCATATAAGTAGAACGAGACGCTGAACCCAGTCACATTGAACACCGGATCGAAAATAAGCGGTATGTACCAGTCTTCGCCAACATGCAAATCCGTACTAGTATTGCTAGTCGCCATCGCAGTCTCCGCTCAGGATGATTGCTACTTTCGGATTATTGTCTAAGTATATAGTCGCGTCAGTATAACTCAGGCTCAGTGGAGCTGTATCTACATAACTTAGACGTAATGGGCAGGATAAAGTTGCACCAACACCACGAAACACCCCCGCAGCATAGATACCCGCTCGGTAAATGTACGACTCGAAAATATTCTTGCTGCTCGCCATTGCTTACCTTACAAGTTAAGTGTCACCGCCGTGATGTTACCAGATGGGTCCACGGTATACGTGAGTCGAACCACGCCGCCCGGTCCCTGTCCGAATGCCTTCATGACTTCCGTTCCTGTTCCAGCCCCGCTGAGCAGGCCCGCTCTGGTCAAGAGAGCGCGGATCGCCTGCCGCAGAGTAATGCCAGGCTCAATAGTGTTAACTAGGTCAAGCATAGCCGCCGTAATCGCATCGCGCTCGCCACTGGTCAACGCGAATGGCCCTGCAACATTCTCCCAGAACACATTGTTCCGCACATCGGCAACGGTGAGGTTTGCTCCCGCTGCGGCAATCAAAACAAACCGCCCAGGTACAGTGTCGACAGGGTCCGTAAACGAGTAGATGCCGGTCGCGCCCATCTCTGCTGCCACGATGCCATAGTCAGCGATGTTCGCCGCGTTATACGTCTCGAAAGCTGGCGTGCCTGCCGTGTTCCAGATAGCCAAGTCGCTATCTCGCGTGCGCACTCCTTTGGGATTGGTAATCACACCACCAAGGCCGGAAAGTTTGACAGCCATTACTCTTCTCCTTTCATTACCTTTTCCAAGATAGCATTCTGCACCTCGACCGGAGCCGCACGAAACCTTGGTGCAACCAGTGGTGCGAGTATCTTCAGCAGCTCCGGTGAATCGCTGACCGCCTCCGCGAATCCACCCAATCCCAACGAGGTCATCACAGCCAGCTTGTTCTCTTTGGCCAACAACGGGAATTTGGTCAACGCATCCTGCAAGATGATGTCCTGCTTGGACACGGCCAGTCCCGCTAGCATCTCGAAAGCCCGCGAAGCAATCCACTCAGCAGGCGAGACGCCGGTGGTTGTGTACTCGATTTCCAGGGCAAGTTGCTGGACCGCGTTGATCGTGACCTTGTAGTCGCCTTTAACCCCGCCAAGCTGCGAGTTGAGATTAGCGACCTCCGCTGCATGCACCGTCGCCGATTTCGCTCGCTCAACCGAATGGCTCTCGTTGAGCTTGGCGATCTCCGCTGCATGGCTCTCTTGCGACTTGGATTGCCGTGCAACGTCCCACGCCTCCAACGCCCGCTGCACGTCGCCGCCTAGATTGGGATGGTTGCGTGCCACATCCAACGCCGAGCCAGCGTTTACGTCGTCGATTAGGATTTCCGTCAGGGACTTCACTTCGATTGCCACGAGTATACTCCTTAAAATTTAATGATGGTCACGCGAAACGTCCCGCTTGCCGGGTCTTCGGTTGCCTTGGGCGAGTACCGAACCGTGACGGTATCCGCTGCCGACACCCATCCAAAGAAGTCCGCTGTTGCGGTCATGGCCCCATTGGGAACGCCAAGCGAAACCGTGTCGCCGAGTGCAGCCCCGGTCAGTGCAATGGTCAGGTCTGCCACAGCTCCGGCTATTGTTGATGGAAAGTCCAACGTAGCAGTCGCGGATAGGACTTTGGTGATGAGAGTGCCGCTGCCGATGGTGACACCACCGGCGGAATCAACCTTCGCCAGCACCGTCCCCGCCGAGTTCTGCCAATCTTGGAGGTTGGCGGTTTGGGAGGCGGCACCTCTAATAATCTGCCCAATGGTTCCTGCGGCTCCTGCGTTGATTTGGAGCATAGCACCAGGGGCCGTCGTCCCGATGCCGACGTTGCCACTTCCCAAGATTGTCATTTTTTCCGACAATACTTGCAAATCAGTGCCTGACGTAAGTGTAGTACTGGTCTTAAATGAAATAGAGCTTTCACCAGTTCCCTTTCCTACTCCTGACGAGAGGATAAGGTTACCACCAGCTAGGTCAGCGGTACCACCAGCAAAGTTAAGCTGCATATAAATATCACCGCCATCGACACCAGCGTAAACATTGCCGTTGGAATGTGCGGTCATGCTAAGCCAGTTTCTCGAAGTCTGGCTTAGTGCAACGAAGTTAGGGTCAGTACTAGGGGATGTGTTCACCGTGCCAGAGGCAGCTATTGTTAAGGACTTACCAGCAGTTAGGTTGTTTGTGTTTTCAATCCATATCTTTTGGTTTTGGGCATTTCCTAAACTTAATATGTTACTCGGCGTGGCCGTCCCAATCCCTACCCTTCCGTTAAGCCCTAAGTCGCCGCTAGGAGTGAAATAGGCTACTACTGCCCCCGCCGCGTCCTGACATTCGATTGTGTTCCCCGGCGTCGTCGCTGCCGCCTTGAATACAGCTGCCTTGCCGGATGTGGGAGCCTGGAACGTCTGCTCAGACGTGAACGTCTGAGCCACTTCCAGCCCGGCAATCGTTGCGTTTGCGTTCGGCGGCGTCAGCACCCGCGTCGTAGCCGTGGTGAAGCCGTCCACCTCGATACGGAGCAGCTTCGTTGCGTCGGCACTGCCCTTGATGATGGCCGTGGAATCGACGAAGGGAGTCTCGTCGGCCGTATACCACTCGTAGGATGACGTGGCATTATTCCATCGCAACGACTGGCCGTCTGCATGGGCCTGGCCGTTTATAAAATTCGAGAATTTCGGATCGATAATCTGTCCCATCGCCTGTCCTCATTACGTCGCTTCTTTTGAGAGCGTAACCATTATTCGTCCGCGTAATAGACGCTCATCAACATCTCGACAATTTCCTTCGTCTGCTGCCCAGGATAATAGCAATACTTGACTACGTGAAAAGCTCATACAGAACGCTTCTAGTTGTGGGTTCTCTTCTAGTGCTATATCGAATCGATGGATTAGTTCTTGGCACTCTACGCTCTCTGCTACACTACGTGTTTGTACATGACGCACTGCATGGACTAACCAGCGAAGATCAGCATTGCGGATCAGCATTACATTTCTCCACTTAGCGCTGTATGGGATTCTGCAGCTACAAACCGACCATGCTCATCTCTAGGTTTACCACCAACAGCATCTCCACCTTGCTGCTTTGCTTGCGACTGCGATTTAAGCAGGGATTTACAGCTTATGTTGAAGGGGACGTCTCCAAAGTTCCATAGTACTAGCGGATGTACCACTTGCTCAAGGAATCTCTGCAGAAAAGCATTAGCAATACTTTGTTGCTCAGCTAGGAATGCTTCGCGTGGTATGCTTCGCCCACTATACCCACTTCCTGTACCACCCGCTCGTATCATTTCTGGCGGAATACCTATGCCATAAAATATCTGGTCCTCTAGGTACCTAGCAGCATTTACTAATGGCATAACATCCATAACAGATGTTGGCCAGTCTATACTCCATTTCGGACCACCGCCCATTGTCGGTGGATACTGAGCACTCGACATCGTAAATCCCGCCCCCGCCTTAGCCCACTCGACCATTTGTCGCGCTACGTCGCGAGCACTACGACGCGGATTACCTGCGCCATCGATCTGTGTAGCTGGTATACCACTTCTGGACGTCTGTATGTCCTCCGGCGGATGCTTTACTATAGGGCCAGCATAGCCTGCGCGATAGATGGCAGCATCAATAACTTGCTCAACACAATCGCGCCAACCAAGTCGGCGCCACGGTCGCCATGCGCCAATTAATTGCGAGCGGCCATAGAATTGGTTAAAGCGCGGACGATGCGGATACCAGCAGACCTTTGATGGTATAGCGCCTGATGCAAACCACAAATCTACTGGTTGTCTATCACGAATATTCTTTACTCTTATACCAACTGGCCTATACCTATCTGTTAATAAGTATACGTCACTAGGATGAAAGTCCTTAACATGGGACCATACTAACTGCCCATTTACTTCTGCGTATACATTTTCACCAGCTCCCCAGCCATACGGATACCCACCTTCTTGCATCAACGGAACGCCATTCTGCCAGTACCGTTCAACGTGCGTAATTACAAACTCAGCTACACGAGGATCGAGACTTATCGGCTTGCCAAATATGTTACTTGCGTCTAAGTGATCTAAGCCGCCCCAAAACTCAGCGCCCATTATGCCGGATTTATAGTAGTCCATCGCCACTATGACTATGGGGTGCATTTGCATAAACTCAATATCACGACGTAGCGTAATTTGAGGCATGTCCGTACCAGAAAGCCATAAAGACTCTAATGGTAGATGAGGCTTATAGCCATAAGTCACGTCATCTTGTAGCTGTTCAGCTACTTGGTTCATGTCGATGTCCGGCATCTTATCCTCGTATCATATTCTGAAGTTCTGGCACACGCGGGTCCGTGGCTACTGCATTATCATCCGGCAACGTGAATGGGGCTAATATTCCGTCTGGAGTCTTAGCGTCACCTTGTATGCGCATCGCTAAGTTTTGCGGTGGTACTTGTTGCGCCGTTGGTGCCGATGTCAAAGTATACCACAAGGACCATTTTGCGTACCAGAGTATGACGCCGCTGTAGTTACCGACAATCTTATTATACGCCCACTGTGGGTTCGCATCATGCGGTACAGCCACTTTCCCACCAATGCTTCTTATGCCCGGTATCGGAATCTGGTTACCTACGCGCATGGCTTGTCCATTAAGGTTAAACCAGTACTGCGAATGCGCCATACGCTGTACTACATCCGTGAAATTATCGTGCGAAATCAGGTTGACTCCACGTCCAGTGATAGCGTCTATATTTGGATCCGTAATTATACAACTAGCTAGTGAATCTGCAGTATTATCTACTTGTGGCAATCTTCGGTGGACTACGATACCTGAATCAAGCCGACAGCTAAGTTCTACATCATAGTATAGCCAACTCTCCTTAGCGCCAGGGGTTTGTAAGCTTGTAGTAATTGGTCTACCACGCCGGGCTACGTTCGATATTCCAACTTGGAATTTATCGGTTTTAGGTATCTTAGCTGCAACATTTTCGTCTAAAAATACTGCCATATTAATTCCCAAAGTCAACGATTACGTCCCCAGTTATATCAATACGATTCCTAAGCCACGATTGTGCACCAGATATATCTCTAATGCTAGCTGCCCATACATTATGATCTAACTCAGGCACTCGTCGCCACAAGCCACATGCCATCAATAACTGATCTAGTCCAACTACCAACCGCCATGTTGCAGAGAACGTTACAGTCTTACTGTCAAGATATAGTCCTTCACTACCGTTAAAATCAACGAGGAACACCCTACGGGCTATAGCAGGACGTCTATTTTGAGCCGCGAATAAACTAAAAAACAATCTGTCAAACATGCCTATACGTACAGGCTGAGCGATTGGTGGTAGTTCCGGAAATACTAAAGGAGGTACCACCGGAGCATTTAAAGCACCAAGATTAGTAGCTTGCATACGTTCACGTAATAAAGCGAGGAATGCTAACCACGCTATACTGCGCGACTGGTCTTTCCTAACTGTATATGTACAACTAAGTGTACAAAGCCAATCCATAAGTCCAGGTCCCATTTTTACTGGACGAAATGTGAATGTACCTCGGGCTATTGTTACGCCAGGTGGCATAGCCATCCACGGTAGTTCCTCAGCAGTAACAACAAACTGCATGGTCCGTTTATCACGCGATATATTGAAGTCGCGGCGTGTAATCCTAAATCGAGTCAAGTCGATTGCAATGATGCTTTCCATGACCCCGGCGCGCCAGAAATCGACTGTATGAGTTACGTCCCTATTAGTCTGTGTCCTACGTGTAAGTGGTATCTCTATTATACCTTGTATAGTTAGTGAACTATAGCCATCCTCGGCATAACTTACGCTTGTATCGTAGTTAAATTGTAGGACTGGACCCGGAGGTATACGACGATCAAGCCTCAGTACTGCCGGATATGGCGCTATGCGTGTTGTAATAGCCCATTTAATCTTTGCCGATCTTCCACCGCCAAGTGGTTGTATGTCGAGTAGCTCTGGTATAGGCCCCCATGCTACATCCGTGTTGCCTCCATTATTAACGTCTATATTAATGCCTCGCCCAGAATATACTAGTGCCCCACCCTGTGCGCTAAGTAGTCGCACCAAGGTTGCGAGTGTACTTTCTACGCTCGTCGCACCTGCTGGCAACGTAACGTACCCATCAACTACAATCTTATACTCAATTAGTTTAGTAGTTCGCTGAGCGTCATCCTTAACGAACAGACCTGAAACTTGCGTCTCAAACAGTGGACTAAACGTACACCCATTATACGAGAGCGTACCTACATCAGGTAGCGTAGCTGGACCAGTAGTGAAGTCGAATGTTGGCATGCGTTATATATCTGGTGTTATATTTACATCAGGTGGCCTTCCAATACTACCTGGTACAAATATCATCTCAGTAGGATCGAGCACTCTAGGTTTATTAGCCAGTTCCTGCGCGTCTGCTATACGACCCATGTTTCCTACCATCGCATTCGCTGGAGGAAGAAGTGCTCCAATAACTGTAACGATACCTTCACCAATTGGCATGATGCCCTCCAGTATTTTAACGATAGTAGTTGCTATTGGCATTAATGCCATAAGCATTTTCATCTTGACGTCTTCAACTCTCTGCTGTAAATCCCCCTGTGCACGTACATAGCGCGCTAACTCAGGTCCAGTCTCTCGTGATCGTCTGATGTCCCCTTGTATCTGTTGTACCTCTACTTGAGCTTGAGCCACAGCAATGGCTGGACTGTATTGTCCATAACGCTCTGCAGAGCTATTTATAGCTCCAGTAACCATATTTACAGCATTTACTATTTGTTCTATGCCTTTATCTGCTACCATCGAAACTGCTATACCGATAGGACCTCCGACTACTCCGAGCGCTGCCGTAGCAGCTGGTCCAATCGCAGCAGTTGCCGCTGCAGGTATAGTACCAGCAGACTTTAATGCTGCACTAGCAACACGAGCCGCAGCAGGAATGCCACCAGTTGCAAAGTGTTGGTCCGGATTAGCATTTATCTTGTCAAGCAAACTCCTGTTCTTCATCGACGATTGTGCATTGATGACGTACTCTTTATCCGTTAGCCATGCTGGGTGCCAATCCTGTCCGCTGTCAGCCATACTCGTAGCTGGCATTACTCCCCCGCGTGACATGTCTACACGTCCGCCTGCTGCATACTTGGGATAGTATACAGGCACCGAACCATTTTCCCCTAACTTAAATCTCTCTAACTCAAATCCAAGTCTGGTAAGTGTTTTAGCATATATTCTATCCCTTTGTTCATCTGAACCACAAGCCTCAATTCCTAGTTTATTAGCCCTAGCAGCCAATGCTAACTCGATTAGCTTGTCCTTAAATGCGATAGTACCAGGTTGTAACGTTTCTCCTTGAGTTACAACGTCTAAATCTACTATGTCCTCGGCGTCTGTTGGGTACCCAAAAGTCACTCCTATAGCATTAGTATCGGCGTGATGTTGTAGTTGTACCTCCCTATTTGCAAACATAGCTGTTGCATAGCCATTACTAACTTTCGTACCAGGAAATACTGACCCGACTACAGCAGCAAAAGGCCCTCCCTCTGCAAAATGTCCAC